GTGCATCAGTTGATCGAGTCCGGGCAGTTCCCGCGCAAGGGGACAATGCAGGACTACATCGACGCGAATGATCGGCGGTCTGCCACAGGGAACGATCAGCTAGACCTCACTTCAGAGCGGGCGCGGGTGGCAAAGGAGCAAGCCGACAAGCTCGAAATGGAGAACGCTGTGAAGCGCGGCGAGTTGATCCCGGCGGAGACTGCGGCGGAGGTGCTGAGGTCGGAGTACCAGCGGGCCAGCGTCAAGTTGCAGGCGCTGCCGACGAAACTTGCGCCGCTGATTGTCGGCTCTAAGTCGCTGGCCGAGGTGCAGGACATTCTATCGGACGGGATTGGCGAGGCGCTGGATGAACTATCTCGACCTGACGCAGTTCATTAACTCGGTCCGGCTTGGCTGGAAGCGCCCGCCGAAGCTGAAGGTGAGCGAGTGGGCGGACGCGCATCGGTATCTGTCTCCGGAGGCGTCTGCCGAGCCGGGGAAGTGGTACACGGCGCGGGCCGAGTATCAGCGGGGGATGATGGACGCGCTGTGCGATCCGCTGGTCGACACGGTGGTGATTATGTCCTCGGCGCAGGTGGGCAAGACCGAGATCATCAACAACGTGGTGGGCTACTACATCGCGCAAGATCCGTCGCCGATCCTGGTGGTGCAGCCGACGGTTGAAATGGGCATGGCCTGGTCGAAAGACCGGCTCGCGCCGATGCTGCGGGATACGCCCTGCCTGCGGCACAAGGTCCGCGACCCAAGGACGCGGGACAGTGGCAACACGACGATGCACAAGCTCTTCGACGGTGGGCATCTGACCGTCACCGGGTCGAACAGCAGCGCGGGGCTGGCGTCCCGTCCGATCCGCGTCGTGCTGGCTGACGAGGTTGACCGCTGGCCGGTGTCGGCAGGGTCCGAGGGTGATCCGTTGAAGCTTGCGTTCAAGCGGACAACGACCTTCTGGAACCGGAAAAGGGTGGTGGTGTCAACGCCGACGATCAAGGGTTTTTCGCGGATTGAGATGGCGTTCAACGAGTCTGACCAGCGGCGGTATTATGTGCCGTGCGTCCATTGCGATCAGTACCAGGTGCTCAAGTGGGCGCAGGTGCAATGGCCGGAAGGCAAGCCGTTGGAGGCCGCTTACTTCTGCGAGTTGTGCGGCGCGGAGATTTCCGACGCGGACAAGCTGGCAATGGTGCGCGGCGGGGAGTGGCGGGCGGAGTCGGAGTTTCACGGTACGGCGGGGTTCCATATCAACGAGTTGTATTCCCCCTGGCGATCCTTTGCTGAGATTGCCTGCGACTTTTTGGAGGCGAAGCGCAACCCTGAACTGCTGCGGGTCTGGGTGAATACGGCGCTGGGGGAAACGTGGGAAGAGTCTGGGGATATTGTCGAAGCCTCGCCACTGTACCACCGTCGCGAGCGCATGGAGAATATGCCGGACGGGGTGAAGGTGTTGGTGGCCGGCGCGGACGTTCAGCAAGATCGTATCGATGTGACGCTGGTCGGGTTCGGGCATAAGGATGAGGCGTGGGTGTATGACCATGTGCAGGTGTTTGGCGATCCGGCTACGCCTGGCGTGTGGGCTGACCTTGACCGACTGCTGGCAACGCCGATTGAGTTTGCAGACGGGCGCAAGATCATGCCGGCGGTGACGTGCATTGACTCCGGCGGGCATCATACGGCAGAGGTGTACAACTACTGCCGGACGCGAGTGGCGCGGCGGGTGTATGCGATCAAGGGGATGCCGGGGGAGGGCAGGGCGCTTGTTACCAGGCCGTCGCGAAGCAACCAAGGCAGGGTGCAGCTATTCCCCATTGGTGTGCATACCGGCAAGGACTCGCTCTATGCTCGACTGAAGATCAAGGACGCTGGCCCGGCGTATGTGCATTTCTCGACGCGGCTGGACGAGGAATACTTCGCACAGTTGACGGGGGAGAAGATGGTGACGCGCTACGTCAAGGGCCGACCCACGCGGGAGTATGTCAAGACGCGGGCTCGGAATGAGGCGTTGGACTGCATGGTGTACGCCTTGGCGGCGCGGGCGATTACGAATATCAATCTGCATGAGGACGAGAAGCCGGCTGGGCCTGCGGTTGCACAGCGTCCGAAGCAGTCCTTTGTCAACGGATGGAAAGAGAGGGGGCGAGGATGGGGTTTGTGACAGGAGGAAGCATGAAGCTACTGCTGCGGATAGACGAGGTGCGGGTGATGCTTGGCTGTAGCAGGGACCATGTTTATGACCTGTTGCGTGATGGACGATTGCGAGCGCACAACCCGAACGGCAGGCCGGGGACGCGGGGTACGCGGATCATAGCGGCATCGGTGACGGAGTACGTTACCAACGGCACAATCCACGCCGACGAGTGGACAAAGTAAACAACGGGGGTTGTTATGGTGAAAACAGTCGATGGGAAAAGACTTATAAACGCATCAGATTTTTTGGATATGGTAGGAGAAAAAAGGCAGGGGAAAACGGGCCAGCAAACACATTAATCGCTATCAAAAAACATGGCCTAAAAGTTGTCCATCAAGAGGCATACGGGCGTGGAGTTGCTTTTTATGTAGATGAAGACGAGGCAAAGAGTGTAGCAGAAAGGTTCCTTTCTTTAAGAAAAAACGGCGCACAGGATGATTGCAACCAACCACTAGTTGATTTTTCAAACACTCTTACCAACGTATACGAAAGGCAGGAGCTTTTAAATTCTTTTATGTCCGGGCTGGTTATAAAATTCAAAGAGGTAGATGCTAAGGTTGACAAAATAATAAAATATCTCGACATTTAGTTTTACCGCCCGCCTTAACCGGCGGGCTTTTTTGTTGCCATGTGTCGCCATGCGTGGTTATGCGTCATTGTTTTGACGCTTGCACCTGCCGTAAAATTGCAGCATGTCTATTACTGCGTCTACCATCGAGCCGACAACCATCATTGCCGGCGATTTTGTCACCTGGTCCCGCAGTCTCCCCGATTATCCCGCTCCCCTGTACGTCCTCTCATACGCAATCGTTGGGTCCGCTGGCACAATGGCCGTCACTGCCTCGGCAGACGGCACCGACCACCTCATCGAGATTGAGGGTGACAGTCAAACGGGACCGCCGGCGGTTGTCGGTACGGAAGATTGGGCGGCGGGGTTGTATCGCTGGACGGCTTACGTTACCGAGGTTGCTACCAGCCGGCGCACCACCATCGGCACCGGCAGCCTGACCGTCGAAGCCGATCCCGCCACGCAGTCCGCAACCGACACCCGCAGCCACGCCCGCAAAGTTGTCGATGAGTTGGAGCGCATCCTCGAAAGCCCCAAGAAACTGGCACAGCAATCGGTGACGGTAGACGGAAAAACCCTCCAATGGCGGGACATTGATCAACTCCACTCCCTGCTGTCGAAATACAGGGCGGACGTTCAGCGCGAGGACGCCGTGGCCTCTGGCGCCGCTCCCTTTGCCAGCGTCAAGTTCGCCTTTACGAGGACATCATGAAGAAGGGTGTGTTTGACCGCTTACTCAAGGCCGTCGGCCTAAGAAAGATCAAGGCGGAAGGATATCGTGGTGCTGAAACGAGCCGCCTTTTTTGGGATTGGGTGACGGCACCGTGCAAGGTTGACGAAGAAGTCAGGCGCGACATTGCAAAACTTCGGGCCAGAGCAAGAGATCAGGCCAGAAACAACCCAATTGCCCAGCAGTACCTGTCACTCCTTGAAGATAACGTTATCGGGCCTAACGGCTTCAAGCATCAATCGCAAGTCCGCTTTGCCGGTGGGAAGCTCAGAAAACAGATCAACGACACCATCGAAGGATACTTTTCGGCCTGGGGGCATGATTGCACCGCCGATGGCCGCATGTCTTTCTTGGCGCTGCAAAAGCTGTTGCTGAGGAATACGGCCACGGACGGAGAACAGTTTGTAAAGATCCTGCGCAACCGTGGTTCTTTTGGTATTCAACTCCAAACTCTCGACCCTGACCTACTCGACCACCAGCTAAACCAAGAGAAAACCAGTAAGCACGGCGAGATCCGGCTGGGCGTCGAGTGTGACCGACTGGGAAGACCGCTCGCGTATTGGTTTAGGGAGTCCTACGATCTTGGCGCTTCACTTGAGCGCATCCCAGCATCAGACATTATCCACATCTGCCGGCCAGACCGGCTGAACCAGACGCGGGGCGTGTCGTGGTTCTCCCCTGTGTTGGTTCCGCTGAAGATGCTCGATGGCCTCTACGAGGCGATCCTTATTCTCAACCGGTTGGCAGCGAGCAAGATGGGGTTTTTTGTCCACAAAGACGCAGGGTCGTTTGACCGCACGGCGTATGATGCGATGTCGCCGGTTGAAGCCGAACCAGGCAGCACGATTGCGCTACCACCCGGCATCGAGTTCCAGTCCTGGGATACCGGCAACCCGTCCGCAGAGTTGAACGCATTCAGCAAATTGATCCTGCGCCATATCGCATCCGGATTGAAAGTCTCCTATGTGGCCCTGTCCAATGACTTGGAGGGGGTAAACTACTCATCGATCCGCGCCGGTCTCTTGGTCGAGCGGGACCAGTTCCGCACTCTCCAGCAGTGGTGGATCGACACGTTCCTGCGGCCTGTGTATGTCGAGTGGCTAAAGTCTGCATCCCTTTCAGAGTCGTGGGTCATTCTTGGCCGAGACTGGCGCATGTATCAGTCGGTGCATTTCGTGCCGCGTGGATGGCCGTGGGTCGATCCGCTGAAGGACATCCAGGCAACGCTGCTTGCAATCAACAACAACCTCGGAAGCCGTACCGACGCCTTGGCCGAGGGTGGCAAAGACATTGAGGAGGTGTTCGAGAAGATCGCCGCCGAACGTGGGCTTGCTGCCGAGTTTGGCATTGACCTGACGATTGACGACACCAAGCCGCAACCTGATGCGGAAGACGATGAAGAAGAACCAGTCGTCATGGCCGGTGGTCAATCGATTGTCTACAACATGACGAGGAAACCATGAGCAAACCATTCTACGAAATAAAAAACGCGGCCAACGACTCTGCCGAATTGTGGATTTACGAGCAGATAGGAGAGGACTGGTTTGGCGAGGGCATTACCGCCAAGGGATTGGTTAAGGAGCTGTCTGCACTCAAGGTCAAGTCCATTGATGTGCGGATTAACAGCCCTGGTGGGTCCGTGTTCGACGGGCAGGCGATTTACTCGGCACTGAAGAACCACCAGGCGACCGTGACCACCTATGTTGATGGTTTGGCCGCAAGCATCGCCTCGGTGGTGGCGATGGCCGGCGACCGTGTCGTCATGGCCGAGAATGCTTTGCTGATGGTTCACAACCCATGGTCGTTCGCGCAAGGGGATGCGTCCGAGATGCGGAAGATGGCGGACGTTCTCGACAAGGTGAAGTGGACCATCCTCGGCGTATACCGTGACAAGACCGGACTCAGTGACGCGCAGTTAACCGAATTGATGGACGAAGAGACGTGGATGAGCGCTGAAGAGGCCAAGGCCTACGGTTTTGTCGATGATGTGACCGGCACGATGCAGGTTGCCGCCTCTTTTGATATGAGCAAGTTCAAAAACGCACCGATTATCAACCACGCCGATCTTGCCCCAGGGCAAGAAGAGGCACAACCCACGGCATCGCAGCCGGAGGAGGAACAGACGATGGATAATGAAGCCGTCGTGGTCCAGGCTGGGCCACAGGAAGTGTCTGCTGGCGTGTCTTACGACGCCGCCGAAATCGCCGCGCTTTGCGCTGCTCACAATCTGCCCACCGCCAAGGTGGCCGACTTCCTGGCGCGGAAGCTCACCGTTGACCAGACTGCCAAGGAGATCTTAAACATGCAGACCAACCACGCCTCTGCCGCGGCTGCGGTCGAAAAGCAAGACATCAACTTCGGCATCGGCAACGAAATCAAGAATTACAGCCTGTTTAAGGCGGCAATCGCGCAGTCTACCCACAACTGGGCGAATGCCGGGTTTGAGCGCGAAGTGTCCAACCACATCGCCAAGCATCTTGGCATGGAGCCGAAGGGGTTCATGCTCCCGTACAGCATCTTCAACACCATGACCTCCGGCGGCGCCGGGACCGGCGCTGAGTTGGTTGGCACCGATCACCTGGCCGATCAGTTCATCGACGCACTACGCGCCAAGACCCGCCTCGGCCAAATGGGCGCTACCATCATCGAAGGGCTGAAGGGCGATGTGGACATCCCGAAGCTGCTGACTGGCGGCACCTTCTACATGGTTGCGGAAGACGGCGCACCGAGCGTGAGCACCCCGACCACCGGCACCCTCCCGCTGTCCCCGAAGTCCGGATCTGCTGCCGTGCATCTGTCCCGCAAACTCCTGAAGCAGTCCAGCCCGTCGGTCGAGGCGATGATCCGCAGCGACCTGCTCAAGGGGGTTGCACTCCTAATCGACAACGAGGGCATCAACGGGACCGGCGCCGACAACCGCCCGCTCGGCATCCTGCTGACTCCGTCCGTGAATACCTCAGTGGTGACTTCGGCTGGCAACCCTGACTGGGATGAGATCGTGGCGTTTGAAACTGCCGTTGAGGCCGACAACGCCGAAGCGGAGACCATGTACTTCCTGACCACTCCTGCTGTCAAGGGTGCCATGAAGGTCAAGCCCCGCTTCGCATCGACCGGACTGCCGATCTGGGCAGACAACAACACCGTCAACGGCTACAACGCCCTGACCTCCACCCAGGTGCCGAGCAACGGGATCATCTTCGGGGATTTCTCGTCCCTGGTCATCGGCATGTGGGGCGCGATTGATCTGGTGGTGGACACCGCAACCGACATCAGCAAGGGCGGCATCGTGCTCCGTCCGTGGGTTGAGTTCGACCTCGGCCTGCGCCACATCGAGTCCTTCTGCATCAACGCTTAATGAAAGGGATGGGGCGGGGTAAAACCCGCCCTTCTGCCATGAAGATAAAACTTCTCAAGGGTGTCGTGGCTGGCGGCGCGGCCCGCAGACCAGGTGACATTGTGGACGTTGACGACAAGCAATCGGCCTATCTTCTCGCCAATGGCAAGGCCGTCGCGGTCATCGATGAAGATCAACCAGCACCGCCAGCCACCAAGCGCGGCGGCAAAATAAAGGAGTCCTGAGATGGGCATCAACGCCAACCAGTTCACCTCAACGTCGCTCTTGAGCGCGAGGCAAATTACCTC